AATGGATCATTGCACGGATAAAGGTTTTCATCGTCTTGACATCCAGATCCTCGTGCTTACGAACATAATGGGTCTCATCGTTGCCAATCCAAGTTGCGCGCTGAGCCAATGTTTGTATTCTGCCGTCTTCGATTCGTCGAAGACTTTGCCCGAGCGCTTCGGCTTTGATGGTTTCCTCATCAGCGGGGAATTTATGGCAAAGGTAGTCTTTTACAAGATACTCCAATGCCTTGCGGTATCCGATGCCGCAAATTTGGGACAATCCTTCGGCCTCTGCCTGCTGAGCCTGTCCATAGGTTTCAACGAAGGTCAGCGACAGTCCAAGGATATCATCGCTGAAGGATTCACGGTTTGGCGTCATCGGAAAGAGTTCATATTCGCCCATATAGTTTGCTATGTGGCTACTCACCAGACCAATGCTTTGACGAAATTTCCCAAGAAAAACCTTGCGGCACTTCTGGCAGAAAAACATGGTGTATAAATTACAAAGCGTTGTTTCCTTGTCCGCGCTGTCCATCGCATATCTCGAATTCAGAACAGTTGGTTTCAGAGCGTGATGGCATATCGGACATTCATCAAGCTCAGGGATTTCAAAGTCAATCTTATACACACCATTATCATCAAAAGCCGTAATGCGCACCATAATACCCCGCCCTTTCTACATTAACTCACAGTAAACCATATCACACCGAGAGAGAAAAAGCAAGGAGGTGTTCCCAATGAGGATCCGAGAATTACGAGAGCGCCGCGGTCTGACCGGCACGGAGCTGGCCCGCATGACCGGCGTGACGCTGCCCGCCGTGATCGGGTGGGAGAACGGCAGCAAGACGCCCACGACGGACAAGTTGCCGACCATCGCGGCCGTGCTGGAGTGCGAGGTCAGAGATCTCTACGACGACGAGACGCTTCGCGCCGCGAGCGAGGCGGCGAGGGCCGCGGTGGCGGCCAAGGGCGCGGCAGACGCGAGAGCGCTGGCCGCAGGAAAGTGAGGAGGGATAGGCCATGCGAGAGCGCGAGGCGTTCCGCGATCAGCTGCAATCTTTGCGCGAGCAGTTTGCCGGGCAGGAGGTGCTGACGCTGGATCAGAGCAGTAAGCTCCTCGGTCTTGACCGCGCGGCGCTGCTCGGCGACAAGGATTTTCCGGCCAAGAAGGTCGGCAAGAAGTACATCATCCCCATCGTGCCGCTTGCGCGGTGGATGGCTACCTGGTGATTCGACATTACCACAAAGGAGGACGAAAGACAATGGCACCGCAATACCCGAATATGTACCAGAGGGCGCGCAAGGTGACACTTTTGACGCAGGAGGAGGCCGCGGAGCGGCTGGGCATCTCTGCCGAGACCTTGAAGCGCTACGAGGGCGGCAGGCTCACGCCGTCGGACGAGACCGTCGCGAAGATGTGCAGCGTCTACGGTGTGCCCTGGCTGGCGCTGGAGCACGCGAAGGCAACCGACCGGCTGGGCGTGCTGCCGGAGGTGGAGCCAAAGCCGCTGCCGATGGCGACCATCTCGCTGACGAACCGCCTGCGCGACGCAGCGGACCGGCTGGCCGGATTGCTCCGCATCGCCGAGGACGGCGTGATCGACGACGCGGAGCGCCCGGAGTTCGACGACATCGTGCAGGACCTGCGCGAGACCATCGCCGCGGCCTATCAGGTGATCTACGCGGACGCAAAAAAAGAACGCCCCGAGGCTGGCACCTCGAAGCGTTCCCGTCCCCAGAGCAGGAGCTCTGAAAACTATTGCAAGCACAGTATATCGCAGAAACAGACGAATGTCAACACCTTCCGAGGGGAGGCGAGAGCATGACGGGACTGGACATCTTCCTGATCCTCGTCGGCGTCACGTTTCTCACGGAGCGGCTGATGAAGATCATCGTCTATTTGGATGGAGGAAAGTATGAGCGAGGGCGTAATAAAGTCCGGCCATCGTGAGCCGTTTACCGTCCTGTATAAGTCCGCGATCCGAGACACGCGCCTGAGCTTTGAAATGCTCGGATTCCTGACCTATATGCTGGACAAGCCTCCCGATTGGGAGTTCACCATTTCCGGCATGGCGAAGGAGCGCGGCGTCGGCAAGGACACGGTGCGCCGCCTTGTGGGGCGGCTTGAGGAGGTCGGTTATCTGATGCGCGAGCAATCGCATGACGGCAGCGGGCGCTTTTCCGCGAACACCTACGTTTTGCAGGAAAAGCCACCGTTGTCGGAAAACACCGACAACGGTGAAAGCCGTCGTCGGGAAACACCGTCAACGGAGTTTTCGACCCAAAGTAAGAACGTAGAGACTAAAGATTATATTATACCCCCCTATAGTCCCCCCAAGGGGGACGGCGAGGAGCCGAGAAAACGGCGCAGCAAAACGACGCCGGCATGGAAGCCGGAGCGCTTCGAGGGCTTCTGGGCCTATTATCCCCGCGGGGAGAACCGCATGGGCGCGGTGCGCGCCTGGGACAAGCTCAAGCCAGACGACGCGCTGATCGAGACCATCGGCCGGGCGCTGCAGGTCCTGAAGGTCACGCCCGCGTGGCGGGACGGCGTCGGCATCCCGTATGCCTCGACCTTCCTCAACGGCCGGCGCTGGGAGGATGCCAAGGCCAAGCGCCCGGCGCAGAGCGCCAAGGCGCAGACGGTGCGCCGCATCGAGCAGCCGCCGGATAGTCAGGACGGAGGGTGGACATGGGCCGAGTAGACGCGCAGCCGAGCGCCGGCTTGGAAGCCGAGCGCGCCGTGCTCGGCGCGATGCTGATCGACGAGAGCATCGTCAGTCAGGTGCTCGCCGAGGTGGACGAGCGCGACTTCACCAGCACAGCCAACCGGCTGATCTTCCAGGCGGCGCGCGAGGTGTTCCGCGAGGGCGGGCACGCCGACGCCATCACGATCAACGCGAAGCTCGGCTATGCTTCCGGCTCGCCGCAGCAGCAACAGCTCATCGACCTGATGGAGGTCACGCCCACGAGCGCGAGCTGGCGCGAATATGCGCAGCTTATGCGCGAGCAGGCGGCGCTGGGCCGCATCCGCGCCCTCTCGGCGCAGATCAACGGCGCGGCTACGCTCGACGACGTCCGTCCGTTGCTCTCGGAGCTGCAAGCGCAGATGACCTCGCGGCGCGGCGTGAAGGTGGTGCCGATGCTCCAGCTCCTGCAGGACTTCTCTGCGCGCCACGCGAGCGGCGCAGCCGCGGACTATGTGGGCTTCGGGCTGGACGTGCTTGACCACAACAGCTTCATCCGGCGCGGCGACGTGGTGGTGCTGGGCGGCTACCCGAGCGACGGCAAGACGGCCCTTGCCCTGATGATGGCCTATCACATGGCCAAGACGCTCAAGGTCGGCTTTTTCAGCCTCGAAACGTCCGCCGGCAAGATCGGCGACCGCATCGTGACGCAGGGGATGAAGATCGACTTCGACGTGATCAAGCGCAGCCGCCTGACCGACCGCGACTGGGGCACCTTCGCGGTCTGCTCGGAGGACGCAGTCAAGCGCCGGCTTGACGTGATCCAGGCGAGCGGCATGACCGCGGGCGACATTATGGCGGAGTCCATCACCTACGGCTACGACGTGATCTTTGTGGACTACGTGCAGCTGGTCGTCCCCGAGGGCAATCCGCGCGATCTGCGCAGCGAGCAGATGGCGACCGTCTCCCGCGCGCTGCACACCTTCGCCCAGAGCCGCGGCGTGCTGGTGGTGGAGCTGGCGCAGCTCTCGCGCCCCGAGCGCGGGGCATGGCGCGCGCCGGATATGCACGACCTCAAGGAGACCGGGCAATTCGAGCAGGACGCGGACCTTATCGTCATGGTCTACCGTCCCGATCCCAAGCAGAACTACTCGCAGGAGAAATGCCGCGTCATCCAGATCGCCAAGAGCAAGGAGGGCAGGCGCGGCAAGGGCGTGTTTGCTTTTGACGGCAAGCATCAGACCTTCGCGCCCTACACCCGCGATGACGAGAAGGGCCGGAAGGAGAAAACGGACGGCGAAGCGCCCGGTCAGATGGCGCTCGAAGAATTGCCGGAGGACAAAAACGCGCCGTTCTGAAAAAATCGAGAGAAAGAGAGAAACGACATGCCAAGAATCGGAGATACCCACGCCATTTTGGCGGACATCGGCGCGGCCATCGGCCCCGGGCATCGGGAGCTCCCGCGGCTGCTGCCCGGGCGCATCGTGTACATCAACCGCGCGCACCGCTGGTTCCTCGTCGAAGCCGACCTCGGCGACGGCGTAAAGGTCCGCGAGGGCTTCAAATTTTGACAGAGACATACAGGAGAAAAGGCTATGCAAACCATTGCGATTATGAACAACAAGGGCGGCGTCGGCAAGACCGTCACCGCCATCAACCTCGCAGAGATCCTCGTACATGACTACGGAAAGCGCGTGCTGCTGATCGACTGCGACGGACAATGCAATCTGACGAACTTTTACAAGCCGGGCTACGACCCCGACTCGGACAGCAACGTTGCAACGCTTTTGCTTGGCATGGCGGAGCCGCTCTGGAGCGATTCCGCCATCACGCTCTCGCCGTCGATGCTGCTTGTACCCGCATCCTCGGAGCTTTATGACATCGACTGCAACGCGCTGCACGAGGGTATGCGGCGCACGCGTGTTCTGTATGATTTCGTCCGCGCGGCAGAGGATGACAACGGCGCGGACTACTGCATCCTCGATTGTCCCCCTGGGTACACCGTGGCGAGTGTCAACGCGCTGTTTGCCTGTGACGAGGTGATTGTCCCCGCGAAGATCGACGGTTTTGTCTTTGACGGCCTCGAGAGCGTGCGCGCTCAGATCCGCAGCCTGCGTCGTGCGCGTCCCGACGTGCGGATTGCCGGTGTGCTCGTCACAATGCGGAACAGCAGCGAGGTCGTGCGCGAGGGCGAGACCTTGCTGCGCCAACGCGGGATCCCGGTCTTTGAGCAGGTCATTCGGCGCACGGATAAGGTCGTGGAGACCACGTTTGAGAAAAAACCGTTGATCGACTACTGCCCGCGGAGCGTGGCGACGCAGGACTACCGCCGCTGGGTGGCAGAATATCTCGGAGAGGAGCTTGGTCATGGCGAAGTTTGACATCACGAAATTTGCCGAGGCTCTGCCCGACCGCGCGGATTTGCCCGATTCGGGCATGACGCGCGAGATCCCGGTCGGTGACATCCTCGACAATCCGCGCAACTTCTACCCGCGCCCCGACAACAAGGCGCTCGCCGCGCTGATGGAGTCCATCCAGGCCAACGGATTGCTCGAGCCGCCGACCGTCGTGCCGGCGGAGGACGGCAAATATCGCCTGATCTCCGGCCACAGCCGCATGGCGGCGCTGCGGCTGCTCGCGGCGAACCGGGACGAGACCGTCGCGAAGCAGTTCTCCACGGTGCTCTGCCGCGTGCTGCCCGCGATGACGGAGGAGCAGGAGGTCTGCGCGGTGATCGAGGCGAACCGTCAGCGCGTGAAGTCCAATGCGCTGCTCGCGCAGGAGGCGGAGAAGCTCAAGGAAACCTACATCCGGCGCAAGAAGGCCGGCGAGGCGTTCCCGGTCGGTCTGCGCGACTGGATCGCCAAGGAGATGCAGATCAACGCGACGAAGGTCGGCAATTTGCAGGTCATCAAAAAGGGCCTCAAGGTGCCGGGCATCATCGCCCGGTGGGAGAAGGGCGAGCTGCCCGAGGCCGCCGCGCTCGAGATCGCCCGCATGGATGACGAGACGCAGTACCGGCTGCTGGATTGGGTCATTGACCACTGTCGCACATGGTCGATCAACAACGTGCGCGAGTTTTCGACCTGCTGGACCTGCTGCAAGCATAAGTGCCCGGATACCGGCGGCTTCTGCCCGAACGCCGCGCGGATGTACGCTGACCGTTATCGCTACGGCGAGTGGCGCTGTGCCGGCTGCTGCCGCGAATGTCTTAACCGCGACACCTGCTCTACCGCCTGCCGCTTCGTGGTCGCCGAGCGGCCGCCGAAGGAGCCGGAGCCTGCCGTGCCCCGAAATCCGGCAGCAGACGACCCACGGCTCAAGAATATGACCCCGAAATTCTGCGAGCGCGTCAAGGCACTGCGCGAAGCGACCGGCTTGACGCGCAGGGAGTTTGCCGAGAGCATCGGCGAGTACCCCGGCACCTACAGCGCGTGGGAAAACAACAGCCTTGCCGATGCGGGCTCGCTGCCCAAGCTGGCGCTGACGCTCGGCACGACGATGGACTACCTCTGCGGTCTGACGGACGATCCTGCGCCGAAGCCTCCCACCTTGTTCAGCGTGGACCTTTGCTCGCCGGTCTGGCAGCCGCTCGACGCGGCGCACTGGCCGGAGGAGGGCGCGCTGGTCGTGCTCAGCTATGAGACCGGCCTCGGCGGCAGCAGCTACCTTGTGGCCCGCTGCGCCGGCGGCGCGGATGATGAGTACCCGTTTATCTCGACAGACGCGGGGACCACGGTCGACGACATCGTCGAGTGCCGCTGCGACCGCTGGATGCCGCTTGCCGAGTGCAGGCGCGGAGGGGAGGGCGCATGAAAAACGCTTACGCAAAGGAGCAGGCGGAGCTGCGGCGGCAGCTGCTCAACTACGGGGCGCTGGTCGGACAGCAGTTCAACGTGGACATGATGTGCCTTGCCCTCAATGAGGAGGGCTTTGGTCACGACCGGATCATGCGCATCATCCACCGCGCGGAGAAGCACGGCGAGTATTTTCACGAGTGCCTCGCCTACGGCGTGGAAAGCGACGCGCGGTTCGAGCAGCTTGACCAGCGGCTCCGGTACATCTGCCGCGACCACCCGGAGGACTTCGTGCCGCGTGAGGAGCGCTACCCCAACGTCAAGGTGCCCGGCATGGGCAAAAAATTCAAAGCGGAACCGATAGGAGGATGAACATGAAAAACGAAGAGATCGTCAGGGCGCTGCGGTGCATTTCCACCGCAGGCGGAGAGAATGCCTGCGAGCATTGCTCGTACTGGAAGGAAGAGGAAGTCCCGGAAGAAGAACGGCCCATATACGGAGCCGACACGATGCATTCATGCGATGTCGACCGCGTTGGACTGGACGGCGCGGATTTGATCGAGCGCCTGACCGACCGCTGCGCTCGCTACGCCGAGGAGATCGCCGTGGCGCAGGAGCGGCAGAGATGGATCCCGGTGGAGGAGCGGCTGCCGGAAGATCGTAGCGATGTCCTCGTTGTCGCGTATTGGCACGAAAGATGGGGCGTCTATATGGGCTGGTGCGCTCCCAAAAGGGCGGAATGGAGTGTCCATATCGGCATTGGGGATAGAAACGATGTCGCAGTCACCTATTGGATGCCGCTGCCCGAAGGGCCGGAGGAGGAAAGGTAAATGAAAAGACTAACAACTAATTACCCAGACAACAACCTTGATGCCGCCCTGAATTTGTTTTACATCAAAGACTTTGAGACGTGGGTGCGTGGCGGAGGCGATGGCCCGGATTACCCGGACATCCGGCTCTACGATTTTATCCGCAAAGCCGCAAAGATTTTGCTGCCGGACTTGGACTTCCCAATGGATGATGATGGCGTAGACTATGCGATGGGTGAGCTTTTGTTGGACGGTCCTGATGAGCCGACAGGCTTGCTTGCCCTGCTTTATACCGCAGCATGGTCATACGCAGAACTGCGTGGCAGGCTCATGCAATACGAGGACACGGGCAAGACACCGGTGGAAGTGTCCACACTGGTTAAAGATTGGAACGACCTTTGCACTATCGTCAGAGAGTGCGGTGGCATTAGCCGAGTAAGGGTACTGGCCGAGGCCGACAAGGACGGTCGGCTGGTGGTGTCGCCGGAACCGCCGAAGGTGGAGAAATGATGGGGAATGTTAATTGCCTGCGTTGCCGCTTTAGGCATGAGGACAACGGGAACTGTACTGCGGTCGGCGGGTTTTGCACGGCTGTCACGGCGGCGCACTGCCCGCTGCTGCGGGAATATTTGGACACGGGGCTTGAACCGGAGGAAATTAACGATTTGGCGAGTGTGCGGGAAATATCGCCGGAAACAGAATACGCCATCAACAAGCACGCCGACAATATCATTGAGCGGCTTGACAAGCTGCTCCACCAGACGGACGACGATGCTCGCCTGCGCGAGTTGGCCGAGGCCGACAAGGAAGGCAGGCTCTTCCTCCTGCCGCTGGAGCCTGGGCGGTCGATGCTCTGCCAGGAGCATTTTGAACGACCGTGGGTTATGAAGAACGTGGCGCCCTGCGTCCAGTACCAGAGCAGCGTCGGTATCGTCTTTTACATGGGATACGACGTGTTCCGCGGCCTCGTGGAGCACGGAAAGATCACTCCCCTCTCGCCGGAGGGAGAAAAATCATTGGAGGCGATGGAAGATGACTGACATGGAACGCAAGACCTTCTGCGCGGCGCTCAGGCGCTACGGCGCGCAGGCGCAGATCACGATGGTCTTTGAGGAGATGGCCGAGCTGCAGGATGTGCTGTGCAAGTTCCTGCGCGGGCGCGTGGACGGCGACACGCTCGCCAACATCGCCGAAGAGATCGCCGACGTCGGGATCATGCTTGACCAGATGGCAATCGAGTTTGAGGTCGAGGACGCGGTGGCGGAGCAGCGGGCACACAAGGTCCAGCGGCTGCGGGAAAGGATGGAGAATGATGCCTGATTGTAAAGCGTGCGGGTCGTGGTTTGCGGCAGTAAATAAACGTGAGTCCCTATGCCCGATCTGCGAAAGGGCATTGGCACGGTTGGCTGGCTATGCTGCGCCGGTGGTGCATGGGTGCTTCGAGCCGTGTTTTGACGAGAACGGTAATTGGCGGCAGGGCTTTGCGAAATGCTCGAATTGCGGCAAGGAATACTACGCACAGGTAATCAACCATTTTGGTTACTGCCCCAACTGCGGGGCCAAGATGGACGGAGGTGCGGACAATGAGGCTTAGAGAAAAACTAATACACTATACAAATGATCTTGGCGACGTCGATTTGAAACAAGAAGCTATTGCAACCATCGAACATATCGCACAATACATAGACGAAGATGAACTATTGCATCATAGTCGGCCCCTTGCTCTCGCCTATCTTGCTCTAACAGAAGATGCTTCTGCGCCGGTGGTGCGGTGCAAAGACTGCAAATGGTTTGCGGACAACAATGGCGGAGAATGGTATGGATGCCAAATGTTCCAAGTCGTTCGGATCACGCCAGAGGACGCACCGAAGCCGGACGATTTTTGCAGCTACGGCGAACAAAAGGATGGAGGTGCCAGCAATGGCTGAATTTCGGAGACTAACCTACAAGACGCCGGACGGGGCGTGGGGCATCAAGGGCGTGAGCCTGCTCTCCTGCCCGGCGCGGCTCTACGGCGCGGCCGCGAAACTGTGCGACATGGAGAGCCTGTGCGAGGACGTGTACCGCGCCAAGGACGCCGAGCTGACGCTCGACGCGCTGCAGGAGCTGGTGGACAAGGGCCTCGGCGGACGCTTCATCGACCTGCGCAGGGCGCTGGAAGGGGTGGAGCTATGACGGGGAGCAAGGTGTTGATCGTCAAGTTGCCAGAGCTGCACGCCGACGTCAAGGCGCTTGAGGCGTTCCGCGCCTATGTGTGCGACGCGCTCGGCGCGGGCGCGCTGGTGCTGCCGCTTGGCACGACCTACGCGGTCGAGGACTTCCCCGCGCTCGGCGCGGTGGAGGTGCTCGCGGGGGACGCTGTGCCTGTCGTGATTGGCGGGCCGAGGCCGACGCCTGCGGGCGGAGGCGGCGGGCTGGTCGTTGGCGGGCGCGTCGTCCGCTCGGTGTCCGATTCGGGCACGGAAAAGGACACTCCCAAGAAGGAGCTGCCCGACATCCCCGCGGCGAAGGGCGTGAGCCGACCGGAGCCGAAGCCGGTCGAGCCGCCGGAGAGGCCGCCCGAGGAGAAGGCCGACGTGCCGAAGCCGACGGAGATCAAGCTGCCGTTGGCGGTCGGTCAGGCAACGCCGCGGTTTGCCGGAAAGGCGTCGAGTGAGAAAGCGGACATCTTTGCCCGGCTGAACCGGTACTGGTCGGAAAAGGGGCCGGGCTCGATGATCAAGCTCTCCGAGGCCTGCGGGCTGGACGCCTCGAAACTCTACCTGATGCAGCGCAACGACGGGAAGTTTGACATCGAGCACTGGCGCGCGGTCAACGCGGGTCTGGACAAGCTTGGATACGGAGGAATGAAATGACGAGAAAACGGATGATCAAGCTGCTGATGGGGTTGGGCGCATCTCGTAATGATGCGGTGTGGGCAGCGAACCAGTGTGACGGCAAGCTTTCGCACGGCCATTGTTTGGGGTTTTTGCTTGACGAATACATCCGGGATCGCCGACGTCAGCAAAGGCGATCCATCATCGAGGGCGACATGACCGGCGCGGTCGCCGGTATGGTCGGGAGCGTGTATGGCTGAGCGGTTCTACTGCGTGCGGCAGCGCGCGGGGAATCTTGTCAAGGAGTACCGCGGGACGATGCCGCCGCGCTATGCGCCCTCCGACACCGACGAGGACCGGCGCGCCAAGGCCGACCTCAAGGCGCAGCGGCGCACGGTGCTCAACCGCGACTCCACCGACCGGCTCGAGCTGATGATCGCGCTCATGGGCAAGTACGCCACGCACTACATTCTGGAGTTCGACGACGAGTATCTGCCGGAGCGCTTTGCCGACGTGCGCAAGGCGCTGCGGGCCTTCCTGCGGCGCGTGGAGCGCTATCGAGGCAAGGGCGGCCTTGACTACATCCCAGCCATCGAGGGCCTGCACGGTGCGCACAGGTATCACATCCACCTCGTCGCGGACTACCGGCAGCTCTCGCCGGCGGAGGTGCGGTTCCTGTGGCAGTGCGGCGAGGTGACGGACTGGCCAGTATTTAAGCGGCACGGCAAGGCGCTCGGCTACCGCTACCTCGCGCGCTATCTCACCAAGGAGCGCAGCGACGGAATCATCATCCCGGTGGGGCGGCATCCGTGGAGCTGCTCGCGCAGCCTTCGTGCAAAGCTGCCGCCGCCGGAGGTGTGGCTTGACGAGAGCGATGCGATTACGATACCGTTCGACGCGGTGCTCCCACGGGTGCGGACCGGCGGCAGTCAATTCGGCAGCTACCGGGTGGCGAGCTGGATCGAGGCATAAGGAATCGCGTGCGCGCGTGCGCGCGACATTACTTGTAACCTATTGGCTTTTTAGTGACAGAATGAAAGGATGGCGATGAACGACTTGAAAACGATCGCGAAAGGTGCTAAACTTAGCATCAAGGACGGACACATCGTGTGTCCCGTCTGCCGGATGAAAACCAGGCAGATCATCCGGCCGGAGACCGAGGCGAAAAACCTGCAGGTGTTCTGCGCGCAGTGTAAGTCGCAGATGCTCGTGAATATCAAAACTGGCCAGTGCTCTTTTGTTAGCCCGTGCTGATCGAGTCCAGACGTTGGACGTGATCGGTGCGGGTGTTTTCTTTTGCCCATGTTTGATTATTCACGAAAGAACAAGCGCTGGCAGCGGCTGCGCGTGCGGGCGCTCCGGCGGGACGGATATCGGTGCCGGGAAGCGGCCCGGTACGGTCGGCGCGAGGCGGCGCAGGTGGTGCATCACGTCTGGCCTGCCGAGGACTACCCGGAGTATGCGTACTGTCTCTGGAACCTCGTGAGCCTGTCGAGCGCGGCGCACGATGCGATGCACGATCGCGCGACCAGAAAGCTCACGGCGCTCGGTGAGCGCTGGCGAAATAGAGTCCCCCCACCTCCTGGCGGGTGACGGTGGAGTCTCTGCAGCTGGGCGCAGGACTCCGCGCACACGCGGCGGAAAATTTTCCCGGAGAAAAATGGCTGGAAAAACGCCGGGGGCGCGCCCAAAAAGCTGCTCGGTAGAGACTGCCGGAGCGGCGCGTGATAAGAGCCTGCGCGTATGCGCCCGATAGTTTGTTTCACGCGGGCCGCGGATGCGAACCGCGCACGGACCGCGCGGATGCGTTGACGCCAGACTTCCCCATGATTTGTCCCAGATGCTCCGGTGCAGCCCCCGGCTCTTGAGCCGGATAGTCTTCACGCTTCTGTCCCCTGCCCCTCGGCACCTCCGAGGGGCGGGGGCTGCACCGGAACGGCGGACGCTGCGTTTTCGCAGCGGAATGTGGAATATGCTGCACGAATGCAGCGAGAAGCTCCTGCGTGTTCTCCGCTCTTTGAAGGGCGGCATGATGTTATTCTCCTACCCCCGCGGCCCTCGAATCGCGAGGGGCGGGGAATGCGCAGGAGCGCCGCTGGTGGCGGAGAAAGCGACTAAGCATTCGAGGCAGCGGCGCTGTCGCCGCAAGCGGAAGCACCGCGGGGACGGCCCGCCGCGACGGTGGGCCAGATGCGCAGGAGCTTAATGGCCATCGTGCCCGAATCGGGCACAGAAGAAATGAGGTGAGACAGTGGACGGGAGCCGGAAAAAGGTCGACGGGTGTATGCTCGGAAGTTACGCGCTGGACGTGAAGTGTGAGGACTGCTCGCGCTGCGGCTGGAACCCTGCGGTTGACGCGGAGCGAAAACGAAACATCCGGCGCGGAGTGATCCGCGAAAAGGAACGCGTGCGCCTGTCGGCGGCGCGAAAGACCGCCGTGCCGGATCGTGCCGGCTGGTACAACGCGCGGCGCGCGCTGCCCGATCCGGGCGAGCGCGTGATCGTGACCGACGGCGTATTCGTCGGTGAGGCCTATCTCAGCAAGGGCGGCATTTGGCTGCGCTACGGCATGGAGATGGTCGACCGACGGACCGGCATCTTCCCGCCCGTGGCGTGGATGCCGCTGCCGGTGTTCTTGAAGCCATAACGGAGGACACGACATGACCAAGGAACAGATCTATGCCGAGCAGATGCGTGACCTCGGCATCTATGACAAGGCCTTTGAGCCGGAGATCCATACGCTCGCCATCCTGGAGCGGGAGCACCAGCGGACGATGAAGGAATGGAAGGCCACGGCAGAGGACGGCAGAGCCCCCAGCGCTGCCGACAAGCTCTACACCGTGATCCAGCAGCAGCGCCGAGACATTCTTGCGCACCGTGAGGCACTGGGGCTTACGCCGAAGGCCTTCAAGCGGCTGCGCCCGATGGACAGCGGCGCTGCGGCGGACAGCGAGCCGGTAGGCGGTGCGAACCGGCAGCTGGCGGGATTGCTGGACCGGCTCATGGAGGGCGCGCATGGCGACGCATGAGTGCATCGTAAACGAGTGGGCAGAGCAGACTGAGGCAAACGAGCGCGCCTGTGAGGATCTTCGGGCGGCGGCGCGGCGCTACCTCGACGACCGCCGAAGCGGCAAGTGGGAGTTTCGCACACAGCTTGCCGAGTTCGTGATCAACGGCATCGAGACACTGTTCTGCCACCAGCAGGGCGAGAGCCTGGACGGCCGGCCGCTGCGCGGCACGCCCTTCCTCCTGCAGCCCTGGCAGCTCTTTGACATTTACAACGTGTGCGGCTTCTTCCTGCCAGGGACGGAGCTGCGGCGTTACCATGAGCAGTTTTCCATGCTGGCGCGGAAGAACGGCAAGACGCCGTTTACGACGGCGAAGATCTGGATGCTCGGCGTCGCTTACAGCCGAAGCTACTCGAAGATCAAGACCGTGGCCGGCAGCGCAAAGCAGAACATGGAGGGCTTCGGCTTCCTCGGCTACAACCTGCACCGGCTCGGCCTTACCGTGCGCGAGGACGCGGTGCATGGGCTGCGCGTCCTGGACAGCTCGCTCGGGCACAGCTACTCCGGCGCAATCTGGGACGGACAGATCAGCTTTGACGCGCTTGCCTATAAGCCAGATATCTTTGATGCCTTCAACGCAAACCTCGTCCATCTCGACGAGCTGGAGCTCTACCGGAACGCTGTGCCCTATGGCCGCTTGAAGGACGCGACGAAGGCGTATTCGAATAAGCTCATCGCCGCGACCACGACCGCAGGCGACGACGGCACCGGCTTCTGCGCACAGCGGCTGGAATACTGCTCCAAGATCGTGCGTGGACAGATCACCGGCGAGGACGCCGACCGCATCTTCGTGCTCATTGCTCGCGCCGATCCGGACAAGGACACGGGCGAGGTCGACTATCTCAGCCCACTCGCGCAGGAGCAGGCAAACCCGAGCTGGGGCGTGACCATCCGACCGAGCGATATGATGGCAAGCGCCCTGCAGGCACAGAACGACCCGCAGATGCGAAAGGAATTTCTTACGCGCTCGCTCAACGTGTTTGTGTCGAGCTTCAAGGCGTGCTTCGACGTAGCGGATTTCCGGCGCTCGGACGCACACTATCACTGGACGCAGCAAGAACTTGCGCGGCTTGTAACAGCGTGGTACGGCGGCGCGGACCTCTCCAAGCTGCACGATCTGACGGCTGCCGCCATTGTGGGCGAGATCCCCGCGGCGAAGGCGGCAAACGAGGACTGGACGCCGAGCGAGGATGTGCTGGTCATCGTGCCGCACGCCTGGTTCCCGCGCACGGCGGCGGCGGAAAAGGCAGATGTGGATAACATCCCGCTCTTCGGCTGGCAGGACGACGGCTGGCTTGATATGCCGAACGAGAGCAGCATGGACCCGACCGAGCCGGTGAAGCAATTCAAGAAATGGCAGAGCGAGGGCTTCCGTATTCGGAAGGTCGGCCATGACCGGAAATTTGCGCGGCCCTACTACACGGCGATGAAAAAGGCGGGCTTCACGGTGGTGGACCAGCCGCAGCTCTATCTCGCGAAAAGCGAGGGCTTCCGCTACATCGAGCACAAGATGAAAATCGGCTGCCTGTATTACTGCGGCGCGGAACCGTTTGAATACTGCGTCGGAAATATTAGGGCTTGCGAAAAAGTCGATGATGCGGTACAATATGAGAAGATCAACGACACCTCCCGCATCGACGTGTTCGACGCGGCGGTGTTTGGGACGATCCGGATGCTCATCGACACTGAAAAGCGCGCGAATGCGTCGCGCTGGTTTGAGAGCGGCAAACCGAATACCTGACCTGTGGCCATGATGCCCCGTGTCCTTCACTGTAAGGACACGGGGCTTTTCTATTTTTCCGCAAAGGAGCTGATGATGATTTTTGAGAATTTGACGAAGCGCTTCAAGAAACGGTCGGCCTCGATGGTCGGCTTGACGCTCTCCTTGCCCGGTGTGATCTGTCCCAGCGGCTATACCCGCCTTTCGGACGCGCCGGAGGTCGCCGCAGCGGTCTGGCGCATCAGCGACATGATCGCTTCCATGACCATCCACCTGATGGAGAACGCGAAGAACGGCGACGTGCGCGTAAAGGACGAGCTGGCGCGGAAGGTGGACGTCGCGCCGTGGAGCCTCGGTACGCGCCAGACACTCATCGGCTGGATCGTGAGCACGCTGCTCACCGAGGGCAATGCCTTCGTGCTGCCGGTGACGCAGGACGGCCTGCTCACCGATCTGTGGCCGATGCCGACGGCTTACGCCCAGCGCCGCCCGGACGGCAGCCCCTACGAGATCGTGTGGCAGGGCATGGCCTTCGAGCCGGACGAGGTGCTTCACTTCCGCCTGCGCCCCGATGCGCGCTATCCCTGGCAGGGCGTGGGGACGCGTGTGCAGCTCGGCGACATCGTGGACAGCATTGCCCAGACGGCGGCGACGAAGAAGGCGTACATGCGCAGCGAGTACAAGCCGCCGTTGGTGATCGCCGTTAATTCGGACAGCGATTTGAGCGATCCGGATAAGCGCGATGCGTTCACGCAGAGCTTCCTCACGCGGAAGGACCCGAGCGCTCCGCTCATCATCCCTGCGGATCTGATGAACGTGGTACAGGCAAAGCCGCTGAGCCTGACCGACCTTGCCGTCCGCGACGGCGTGGAGCTGGACAAGCGGAACGTCGCCGCCATCTTCGGCGTGCCTGGCTTCATGGTGGGCGTGGGCGATTACGACAAGGACGAGTACAACACCTTCGTCTCCTCCGTCCTGCTGCCGCTGGCGCAGGTCATTGAGCAGGAACTGACGAAGAAGCTGCTGGTGAGCAGCAAGCGCTATTTCAAGTTCAACGCCCGCTCGCTCTACGCCTACGACCTCAAGGAACTCAGCGAGATCGGCAGCGATCTCTATATCCGCGGGCTGATGACCGGCAATGAGGTGCGCAACTGGATGTCGCTGCCGCCGAAGGACGGGCTTGACGTGCTGGTGATCCTCGAAAACTTTATTCCTGCCGACCGCATCGGCGACCAGAAAAAACTGAAGGAGGGCAAGAACAATGCCGAAGAATGATATCGACAGCACCGCGCGCTCGCTGCGGCAGGTGCGCAGCATCGGCGCGCAGTTCCAGACACGCGCGGCAAAGGACGGCGAGGGGCCCGTGATCGAGGGCTACTTCTCCGTATTCAACTCGGACTATCCCCTATGGCCCGGCGCGACGGAACAGGTCGCCCCCGGCGCGTTCGCGAAGTCTCTCGCAGGCGACTACGGGGAGTGCGACGTGCGCGCGCTCGCCAACCACGACACCACGCTGGTGCTCGGACGCACCACGGCCGGCACGCTCACGCTGCGCGAGGACGCGCACGGCCTTTACGGAACGATCCAAATCAACGAGCAGGACACCGACGCCATGAACCTCTACGCCCGCGTCCAGCGGGGTGACGTCAGCCAGTGCTCGTTCGGTTTTGATATCAAGAGCGAGGAATTTGTTGAAAACCCGGACGGCAGCGTCCGGTGGATCATCAAGGACGTCGTTCTCTACGAGGTCAGCGTATGCACCTTCCCCGCTTATGCGGAGACGTCCGTAGAAGCCCGGAAGAACGACCTTGACACCATCCGCAGGCGCGAGGGCGAGCTGTGGAAAACGAAAATGAAAGAGAGGATCAACAAATGTCGAAGCTGAGAACCATCCTGCTGGCTAAGCAGATCCGCGACAAGGAGGCAGAGCTGGAAGCTCTGCGTGCGCGAGATGCGGAGTTTCAGACGCGCGAAGCCGATCTTGCCGAGGCCATTGAGTCCGCCGAGACCGACGAGGAGCGCAGCGCCGTGGAGGAATCCGTGACTGCACTCGAGACTGAGCAGAACGAGGCGAGCGAGCAGCGCGGCCGCCTGGAGGGCGAGCTCGCCGAGCTGCGCACCCAGCTCACCGAGGCCGAGGCCGCGCAGGCCGAGGCGATGAACAATAACAACCGTGAGGAGCGCAGCGCCGCTCCCGCAGGCGCGAGCCGCCAGAGAGGAGAGAACCGTATGAACAACATGGAACTGCGTGACGCCGAGGCCTTCCAGAAGTCCGGCCGCCACACCTACACCGACATCCGCAGCCTGCTGCGCGCCGCCGTGACGACCGGCTCCGACGGCGTGGTCGGCCCCACCGGCGTCGGCGGTATCAACGACGCCATCGGCGGCGTGTCCGCGCTGGTCGATATGCTCAAGGTCACCGACTGCACCGGCATGACCGGCTACAAGGTCGCGCTGATGACCGGCGACGCAGCGGACGCTGCCGCCATCACCGAGGGCAGCGCCCCCACCGAGAGCGAGCCGACCTTCGACTCCGTCACCCTCACGCCGACCAACTACGGCACGGTCGGCTACGTCTCCAAGGAGATCCGCAAGCAGAGTCCCCTCAACTACGAGGAGAAGGTCCGCGAGAGCGCTCGCCGCGCCCTGCGCCGCAAGCTGAATGCAGTCGCCGCCAACGCCATCCTCGCGAGCACCCTCAACACCGCGCACGCGCTGGAGGCAGACAAGAGCGCGACCAAGGGCAGCGTGCTCTTTGACGAGAAGCTGCTGAGCAACATCATCCTTGCCTACGGCGGCGATGAGGGTGTGGAAGGCTCCGCCTGCCTGTACCTCAACAAGGCCGACCTGCTCGCCTTCGCCGCCATCCGCGGCAAAAACGAGTATCTGCCGGTCTACTCCATCACTCCCGATGCGGCGAATCCTTCGACCGGCATCATCAAGGACAATAACGGCCTCTCCTGCCGCTACTGCCTGAGCAAGGATCTGACCGCGCTGTCCACCGCGACGCTCACCACCACCGCCACCAAGCACATGTTCTACGGCAATCCCCAGTGTGCCGAGCTGGCGCTGTGGGGCGGCTTCGAGGTCGAGGTCAACGAGGGCTACAAGTTCGCCGAGGGCCTGCTCACCGTCCGCGGTGAGGTCACGGCCGACGTGGATGTGACCGTAAAGAACGGCTTCGTGGTCGTGACCGCGAAGAAGGCCGCCGCCTGAGCATAACACACGCGCTTTCCGTGCCCGAATCGGGCACGGAAATGCGCGCGGAAAGGAGCAACGTATGACCCATGAATACGCCCTCGCGCTGCTGAAGGCTGATCTCGGCTTTTACACGGTCTCCGGCCCGGTATCGGACCTGCTGGAAAGCAAGCTCAAGGCTGCGGAGAAAGCTATTGCGAAAATGGGCATCACGATCGACATGGAAGACGGGGACGATCTTAACCTGCTCGTGATGCACGCCGCGTGGCTCTACCGCAAGCGCGCCGGCAGAGATCCCATGCCGCCGATGCTCCGTCAGGCGATCAATGACCACAAGGTGGACCACAAGGTGACGCCGAAGGCGGTGGACGCATGACCTACGACCACTTCCTGACTGTCTACGACCTCAAGGACGGCACACAGCGCGGCGGAAAGCTGACCGAGAACTCCGGACACCTCTACGCGGAGCTGGAGGTCTACCACAGGCGTTACTGGGAGAGCGTGCAGGCCGGCAGCCGCATCGACCGCATGGTGCGCGTGCCGTTCGGCGAGGCGCTCACGGCGACGCAGTATGCCATCCCGGAGGACGGACACGTCTACCGCATCGAGCAGGCGCAGCACGGGCTGGACGAGGACGGTCTCGCCGTGACGACGCTGAGCCTGCGGAGAATGGAGGGAAGCTATGGCATACTCCGAGCTGAAGACGGCACTTGAGGCGGCCTGCGATGCCGTCTATGAGTGGGAGGCACCGGCGGGCGCGAAGCGCTTCGTCGTGCTCAGTCCCTACGGCACGGTCGGCGTGATCGCGGACAACGCCGTGCAGCTGGAGGTGCAGCGCGTGCAGATGGACATCTGCTGGCAGACCGACGGCGACACGCTGCTCGCGGACGTCAAGGCGGCGCTTACGGCAGGCGACACGCCGTACAGCGTGGAGGACGTCAGCTACGACCCGGACTACGCCGCCATGCGCGCGATCGTGCAGCTGGAGGTGTTGTGATGGCGACATTCTCCGTGGACGGCCTTGGCGATTTTATGCTTTCCATGCAGCAGGTTGCCGAGCTGCCCGGCGAGGTCATCGACGAGATCCTCGAGGCCGGCAGCGAGGTCGTGATCAAGGCGCAGAAGGATGAGCTGCTTACGCTCGGTTTGTATGACAACGAGAGCAGCGGCCCGCATCTGGTGGACAGCATCAAGCTCCATAAAAAACTCCACGCAGCGTCCGCCGGTGGCCCGAGCCGCTATGTCCTGATCTATCCCACCGGCAAGCACGGCCAATATAACCGCAGGCTCAGAACCAAGGCGTACAAGAACTCTAAGCACGGTCGGACCTACACCGTCGGCGGCGACCAGAAGGCCACCTCCAGCAGCGAGGTCGGTTTTATCCATGAATACGGCGCGCCGCGGCGCAACATTCCGGCAAAGCGCTGGATGCAGAACGCCAACGAGAAGAGCGCCGCGGCGACCACGGCGGCGCAGGCCGCTGTTTACAACAAATTTCTCGAATCCAAAAACCTGTAAAGGAGGGCACAACTATGCCTCAGTACGGAGCGAAAAATCTCCAGTGGGCGCCGTTCGCGGCGTCAAACCCCGAGCCGGAGGACGCGCTGCCCAACTACGGCACGCCGATGAAGCTCGGCGACCTCATGAGCGTCGCCGAAGCGCTCAACTTCTCCGAGGTCGAATCGCGCGCGGACGATGTGCGCAAGATCTACCTGCGCGAGTTTGTTGACGGCTCGCTTGCCGTCGGCGTGCTGGAGCTGCCCAACGAGACCGCCTCGGCCGTCACCGGCGCGCAGATCGACAGCACCGAGGGCGCGAAGGACATCCACTTTTCCAGCAACGACACCTCGCCCTACGGCTGCCTCGGCTTTTACACGACCAACATCAAGGCCGACGGCTCGAAGTATTACAAGGGCCTCTTCTACCCCAAGGTCAAGGCGAGCCTCGACGGGCGCACCTACAACACCAAGCAGAAGACCATCGTACTCGACAGCCCCAAGCTGACGTTCTCGGTGGACGCCTGCAACACCGGCGACTACCGCATCGAGAGCGACGAGCTCACGACCGAGAGCGCCGCGAAGGCGTGGGTGAACGGCAAGGTCAAGGCCGCGGCCGGCGGCTAAGGAATCCGAAAAGGCGCAGCACCCCGCTGCGCCTTTTCTCAAATCGGAGGCAAATATGAAACTACACGAAGTTGATCTCTGCGGGCAGCACCTGTATCTCTGCCTCAACGGGCAGGCGCTGTTCGACCTCTACGATAAATTTGGCACCAAGGGCTTTATCACCGACCCCCTCAAGGGCAGCGGCAAGAAGAGCTTCGAGGCGGTGTGCTATTACCTATTCAAACTCTCCGAGCAGGGCGAGCTCTATCGGCGCTGGCAGGGCCAGACGCACGGCCCCGTCCTCACCGAGCAGTTTTTCCGCGTCAACCTTGCCCCGCATGAGGTCGCCGCGGCGAAGGACGCCATCCTCGCCGCCATCGTCCTCGGCTTCCGGCGCGAGGAGAAAGAGACGGGCGACCTTGACCTCGGCCTTGTGGAGCTTCAAAAAAAAACGGGATCTCCGTGACGCGCGCGCTCTGGCTCCAGCTTCTGACGCAGTTCCTGCGCCTGAGCGTCCGCGAGGGCCTGCTGCTTACGCCGGGGCAAGTCATGGACCTGCAAACGCTTGAGGAGCGGCGGCGCGAACTGAAAAGAGAGGAGGGTGCGTGATGGCAGTACGCCAGATCACCACACGGCTCGCTATCGACGGCGAGCAGGAATACAAAAAGCAGCTCGCGGCGGTCAACCGCGAGCTCGGCAACCTCGGCGCGGAGATGAAGCTCGTCGACGCGCAGTTTAAGGGGCAGGCGAATAGCTCCGAGGCGCTGCGCGCCAAGCACAACCTGCTCAAGCAGTCTATTGAGCAGCAGGTCGGCAAGATCGTCTCCCTGCAGGGCGCGGTCGAGGAGGCAACGGCGGCCTTCGGCGAGGCGGACAGCCGCACCGACAGCTACCGTCGGCAGCTCTTAAGCGCGGAGACCGCGCTCGCAAAACTCAACGACGAGCTGAGCGAGAACGACAAACTGCTTAAAGAGGCCGAGGACAGCGCGGACGGCTGTGCGAAAAGCATCGACGGCTACGGCAAGGCGGTCAAGGATGCCGCAGGCAAAACCGATGATCTCGACGATGGCCTCGGCGGCATCGGTGGCGCACTCAAGGGCTTGCGCAACGAGGACGGCAGCTTTAACCTTGGCGGCGTAACTTCAGCGCTCGGCAACCTCAAGGGCCTGCTGGTCGGCGGCGCCATCGTCACAGGCGCAAAGGCGGTCAAAGATGCGATCTTTGAGATCGTAGAATCGACCGAGGAATACCGCAAGATCATGGGCACGCTCGAAGTCTCCAGCGCGGCTGCCGGCTACACAGCCGAGGAGACTGCGCAGGTCTACCAAGAGCTGCAGGCCGTGCTTGGCGACACGCAGACCGCCGCGACCGCGACGGCGAACCTGCAAGCCCTCGGCCTCGCGCAGGAAGACCTCAAAGTCCTTATTGACGAGGTCATCGGCGCGTGGGCGACCTACGGCGACTCGATCCCGATCGACAGTCTCTCCGAGGCCATCAATGAGACCGTACAGGCCGGAAAGGTCACCGGCGTCTTTGCGGACGTGCTCAACTGGGCGGGCGTCAATGAGGACGAGTTCAACCGGCAGCTCGAAGCCTGCGCCGATACATCCGAGCGTGCGCAGCTTGTGCTTGTGCAGCTTGCCAACCAGGGCCTGCGCGAGACCGGGCAGGCGTGGAAGGACGCTAATCAGGACATTATGGAAATGAACCGCTCGCAGGAGGAGCTCAACGCGGCGATGGCGCGGTTGGGCGAGCTGCTGACACCCATTGCGGCTGGTATCATCGGATTCACGGCGGACATTGTTGAGGGCGTAACGGCTGCGATCACTGCTATTAGTGATCTGATCTCGAAGATCCGCGAGGCACGCGAGGAAGCAAACGAAAAAAACGTGGAGCGCTCGTCCACCTCGAAGAACTCCCGCTACCGCGCCGAGGCGAGGCTGCGCGAGCACCTCTCCGGCTCCCACGCCGCGGGGCTCGACCGCGTGCCCTACGACGGATATCTCGCCGAGCTCCACGCGGACGAGGCGGTGCTCAACGCGCAGGAGGCCGCGCTGTGGCGCTCTGTGGGGCGCTCAGGCGCACGCGCCCTCCCGGCGGCGTATATCCCTGCCGCGCTCCCCGCAAACGCACAGAGCGCCGCACGGCGCGAGAGCGTGACCATTGACGTCACGCTCGAGCTGGACGGACAGACACTCGCGCGCAAGCAGTACCCGCTCATGCAGGCCGAGGGCCGCCGACGCGGCAAGCCGCTTGCCGGAAAGGAGGGCACCTGATGGCGAAATACCCCTTTATCGTGGACGGGCAGGACTTCACCGACCTGTTCCACAAGTACGGCTATGAGGTCACCTACGAGTTCCGCGAGGGCGAGAACGGCTTTCTCATGTGCTCGGGCGACGAGCTGCGCGACCTGCTCGCCATCAAGCCGACTATCGTCGGCACCACCAACGACGCGCCGACCGAGCGCATCACCGCGCTGCTGACGGCGTGCCTCAAAAACGAAGTCCTCTTCCGCTACTTCGACCCGTGGACCGGCGCGGAGAAAACCATCACCGCGCACCCCACAGTCGACCCCGTCACCGTCCTGCTCGACGACGGTGGCACGCACTGGTGGAAGGGTTTCCGTGTCATAATGAGGTCAAAGTAATGGGATTGAACGCTGTAAAATATAGAGATGAAATGCTCTTTGAGAACGACCGCATTGATCTCGACACGCCTGGCACGATGGGCGAGTATAAGGAGCTGCGCGCGGACGCACTCGAGGCCGACACGCTTGATATCACCGTTTTGTCCGAATCGGGCACGATTCGCTACTTTGACAAAAACGAAAAGGTCGAGTTTTTCCGCTCCGGCAGCCGCGTGGGCACTTACCATCTGCAGAGCGTCACGCGCGTGGGTCCGAAGCTCTACACGCTCTCCGCGCTCTCCGCAGTCGGCCTGCTGATCGTCCGGCCGCACCGCGGCAGCATCTACACCGGGCAGACGGTCGCCGAGGTTGTCGCGGAGATCTGCGGCGACATTCCCATTCTCATCGAGACCGTCTACCGCAATATCAAGCTTTATGGCTGGCTGCCCATCGCCTCAGCCCGTGACAATCTCCGGCAGGTCCTGTTTGCCATCGGCGCGTGGCTGCACACGGATGAGAACGGCACGCTGCGTGTGCAGAAGCTGTGGGACGGTACGGCGAGCGTCATTGATTTCAACTCCGTTGATTCGCGCAACATTCACGTCAAGCACCTCGATCCCGTCAGCGCGGTCGCCGTCACCGAGCACCAGTACATTGCCGGCACAGAGGACGTCACGCTCTTTGAGGGCACGGCCCAGCAGGGCGATGTGATCGAGTTTGACGAGCCGGCGCACACGCTCACGGCCGAGGGCTTCACGATCCTCGAAAGCGGCGCGAACTACGCCATCCTCTCCGCAGGCACCGGCAAGCTCACCGGCAAAAGCTACATCCACAATCGGCGCGTCGTCACACGCACCGTGACCGAGGGCGTAGCGGAGAATGTTGAGCCGATCACCGACGCGACGCTCGTCTCGCTCGTCAACTCCTCCGCGGTCGCGCAGCGCATGGCAGCCTATTACGCCTGCCGCGAGCAGCTCACCGTGGACGTCAACCCAGCAGCCGAGCACGCCGGGCACGTCGTCTCGCTCTGGAACGAGTGGGACAAACAGCAGACGCTCGCCTGCATCGCCTCGCGCGAGACGAAGATCTCCGGGCTGCTCAAGTCCCGCACCTCGGCGCTCGTCGGCTTTCTTCCCCCGCAGCCGGAATCGTCGGAGTATTTTGACGAGCGCGTGCTGCTCACCGGCTCTGGCACTTGGACCGTGCCGGAAGGCGTGACCACCTACACCAAAGTTCTTATCGGCGGCGGGCAGGGCGGCGCAAGCGGGTTAAAAGGCGGCGATCCGCCTGCACAAGTCGAAACATCAGAATCAAGCTCTGTCACGGATAGTTCCGACCGCTATGTCGGAATGCTTTGGACGGAAGGCGGTGCAGGCGGCGAAGCCGGTCTTGGCGGCATGGGCGGGAAAATACTTATTGAAACAGTCCAGAATGCCGTGCCCGGAACTAAAGTACCATATTCGTGCGGTGTTGGCGGCGCAGGAGGCATTTATTCTGCCGACGGCAGCGTAAATGGCTCTGAGGGGACCGCAACCACGATGGGTGGCTCTTCCAGCAACAGCGGCTCACACAGCGAAAACGGATACACTGACCCGACGACCGGAGAAAGTTTTTCTCTCAAAGGTGACACCGGTATTGCAGGCTCAAAAGGCCACGGAAAAGTTAAAGAAGGCAATAGCTACGTTGACAAACCAAGCCCAACGATCACTTACAATGGCGTGACCTATACGCAAGGTGCAGACGGCGGAGCATCCGAAGCATCTAACGGCGGGTACAAACACGAACCATATCATTCAATGGGTTGGTCTTATGATCAAGCGCTTGGCGGAGGCCCCGCAGCCGGAAACAATGGTTCGGCAGGCGGGAATGGATTTGGCTATATTTATTCGAATGGCGCACGAATCACGACGGGTCGCGGCGGAAAAGGCGGAGACGCGGTTGCGCCAGCCAAAGAAACTGCTGGACGCGGAAAAGGCGGGAAAGGCGGAAATGGTGGCGGAGGCGGTGGAAGCGCTGGGCGCGGTTCATCGTGGCAACGGTGGCCCAATAAAGGCTATACCGTAAGTCAAGCCAACCTCAGTGCATCTTCCGGCGGCAGCAACGGCGGCGGCAAGGGCTCGGACGGCGGGCAAGGCGACGACGGCTGCATCATCATCTACTACCGCAAGAAAAAAGAGCTTCAGTCCGGCCCGCTCGTGACCAGCAACAACCTTGGCCTGCTCGATTCCCTCGGGCGGAGAATGATCGTTTAAGGAGGTTTTTATGCCGAGCGATTATTACACCATGCTCTACACCGGCGAGAAGACCGACGAGCTATTGCAGCGCGTGGACGAGGGCGAGATCATCATCCCCTCCTCGACGGCGGGCAGCACGAAAAAATTCAAGCTGACGGTGGACGACACCGGCGCCGTCAGCGCAACGGAGGTGACGACGTAATGGTACAGGGCGACGCTTACTCCATTGAGGTTGAGATCACCAACGAGGGACAAACGCTCAGCCCCCCGGCCGTCTCTCTGGTCGAGATCGCGCTGCTGAACCTCGTCAAGACCTATCCGGGCGATGTCACGTTTTCCGACGGCAAATTTCACTTTCCCCTCACGCAGACGGAGACCTTCGGTCTTCCGACCGTCTGCCCCATGCAGGTGCGCGTGAAGTTCCCGAGCGGCGACGTGATCGGCTCGGAAATGCAGCAGATCGATGTTAAACGAGCGCTCAGCAGGGCGGTGATCTGATGGCTGCGATCACGTTTGACGTCGGCAGGAAAAAGGCAGCCTTTTCCCTCGGGACGACGGCGGCCATCGGCATCGGCTTCCATGTTTCGGTCCGTGAGGTCGGCGGCGAGCCGTATGACGGCCCATATACCGTGACGCCCGACTTTGAGACGCAGGAGCTTGCCACAAAGGACAGGCTTCTGAAAGACAATGTGACTGTTGATTCCATTGTAGTCGCCCGCGTGGAAAACCCCGCGGGCGGAAAAACAATTTTTATCGGAGGTATTTTCCATGGCTGAAAATCAGTACAACAGCAAAATCGTACTCTCGAGCGGCGAAGTCCTCATGGACCTCACCCAGGACACCGTGGTCGCGGACAAGCTCCTCAAGGGCTTTACCGCGCACGGCAAGGACGGCGCGCCCATCACCGGCTCCTGCGAATTTGACGCGGACACCGGCGACGCCACCGCGGGCGCGGCGGAAATTCTGACCGGCAAGACGGCCTATGTCACCGGCAGCAAGGTCACCGGTACCATGCCGAACAACGGGGCCAAGACGCTCAACATCACGGAAAAGGGTAAGCCGGTCACCATCCCCCAGGGCTACCACGACGGCAGCGGCAAGGCGCAGATCGACGCAGCCGAAGAGGCGAAGCTGATCCCCGCCAACATTCGCGAGGGCATCACCGTCCTCGGCGTGCTCGGCACGATGTCCGGCAGCGAGGGCATGAAGCCGCAGGCCAAGAACGTCACACCCACGTTCGCCTCGCAGGAGGTTCTGCCCGACGAGGAGTACAACTGCCTCAGCTCCGTCACGGTGGCGGCGATCCCGATTGCCTACACCGACAATGCGCAGGGAGGCAAGACGGTCACCATCGGCTGAGGAGGTGCGGCATGGCCAACAACAAAGTCCAGCTCAGCGACGGAACAGTCCTGCTTGACCTGACCGGGGACACCGTAACGCCGGAGACGCTCATGGCCGGCGTCATTGCCCACAACGCAGCGGGCGAGCGGATCGTCGGCATCTGTGTGGCGAAGGAATTTAACGTGGACGGGTCCGTGGTCAAGCTCGTTGATGTCCCCTCCCGCACGATGCAGCAGGAGGGCTCGACGCTCAAGCTCTCGCCGGCTGCGATCAACGAGCACACGCTCACCATCTAAGGAGGAGCACATGGCAAATACGAATTACATTGACAGCTTTGAAGTAAACGGCGTCGAGATCCCTGTGCGCGACCCTGGCATTTCGCAGTGGGCGCGTGAGCCAAGCGCCCCCGAATATACGGCCGAGGATGTCGGCGCGTTCCCTGCCGTCCCCGGCGGCAGCGCCGGTCAGGTACTGACGAAGACCGCCGATGGACAGGAATGGAAAACACCGAGTGGGGCGGCATCGTATTACAAGACCTTTACCGCTGCCCAGTGGACACAGACCGATGCGGAGGCGACCATGAGCATCCCGCGAAGCGAGCATGGGCTGCTGGGCAATGACGTTTTCGCGCAAGCATCTATCTTGTCAAGCGGCGCCTATCGGAAAGGCACATGGGCAAGCCTTGAGACCTATGCCATGATCGCCGCTGACGGGACCATTACACTGCACACATCGTCCGCCTTCGACGGCGCTGTGCTGCTGATCGGATAAGGAGGAGTATATGAGCGGATTTTACGGAGTGAATTACAGGATCAACGGCCACCGCGTCGGCTTTGTTCAGGCATTGAATGGAGTATACCGTGTGATCTTCGAGCGCTGCTACGAGGAAAACACGCTGGAGGCGGTCGAGGCCATCGACTGGCAGAATGTCACGGTTGAGCAGGTCCGCACGGACTATCCGGCTTGCCCACTGCCAGAGGGCTACACCTTTTCCGTGCAGGAAATCGAGTACACAAAGCAGGGCTACTTTACCGTCATTCTCAAAACGGACAAGCAGTATTGGGGCGATGTTACGCCGTATCAGGCGCAGATCGAGAGCCTGAACGCTGCCGTCGCCCAGAAGGATACGCAGCTCACCGAGAGCGAAGAAAACCTTGCCGCTGCCAACGCGCAGCTGGCGGAACTGGAGGCCACCTATGATGCAAACTGAAAAGCTCAACGCCATTAAGGGCGCGATCACGGACGGAAAGCTCGTGCGGGCCGCCGGCGGCATCACGCAGCGCACGGAGCAGAGCGACAAGCTCGGCTTTGACTGGAGGATCTTCACCGTCAACGACGTGGACGTCCGAAAGGATTACGTCGAGCAGGCAAATCCGGTCGGCATGAGCGCCGACAATCCCATCGAATACACGGAGGGCGTGCCGCTCATCAACAACGCCTTCTACCGCGTGGACGGTGTGATCAAGGTCTACATGGACGGCTGGGTAGACTGGGAGGGCTGACGTGACCGCCTATGAGGCTGCCGTCCAGGAGAAAGACCAGCTTTATGCGCGCATTCAGCTCGTCCGGGAGGAGATCAAGCAGGAGCAGGACCCCGGAAGACGTGGAGAGCAGAAAGGCCGTCTTCGTATCCTGTTCGAGATGTACCACGAGAGTCTTGACCGGCTCGATGCTCTTCGCCCACCGCAGGAAAAGCGGCACAAGGCGGTCAAGCGGACGGTCATACACACCGGTGCTGCCGGAGCAGATGTCAACAGCTTTGATTTTTTCGAGCGCTGCGGAGTGACCTTCGCGGACCTCGAAGGAAATCAAGTCCGTTGGGATGACCTCGGCTCGGACAATGGCGAGAGCCGCGCACGGCTCATGAGGGCGCTCCGGCGCGGCCGCGCGGCGGTCTCAGACCGCCAGCGCGAAATGCTCGATCTCCTCCTGCAGGGCAAGACCGCGACGGAGATCGCCGAGCAGCTCGACGTGAACAAGGCCACGGTCTCCCGCACGCTGCTCCGCGCGAAGAAGGCCCTTAACGATAAGGCGGAGGATCTGCGCCAGGAGGATCTGCGCGAGCATCCGAACCGTCTTGACCTGGCCGAACCGGAAACGGCGCGCTATGTACTCTCCCGCCTGACGGAGACGCAGGCTGTGTATCTCTACCTCTACTATGGCGAGTGGCTGGATATGCGCTCGATCGGCGCACTGCTGGGCGTGGACCATTCGACCGTCTGCCGCACGATCCATCGCGCGGCCGGCCGCATCCGTGCCCTCTGCACCGACGGCAGCGGCGTGGAGCTGCTGGGCGTGGACGCGCTCGAGCCGGCGCTGTATGCGCTCTACCGGCAGCACGCAGCGGACGATCTGATCCCGGAGCGGGCCAGAGCCGCGGCACGCAGGGCGACCGCCTCCGGAGCCCAGAAGCGGCAGGAGCGGACGCCGGATCGCACGCTGATAACGGCGCCGATATGGGGCCAGCGAAGGCACCGCGCAGCGGCGCAGAGCCGTCTCCTGCGTGCGTTGGAAGACGCGGCGGCTCAGCGTACCGGCTCGCTCCTCGCGCGCCTACGCGCGCTCCTGCGAGCCTTCCGCGTGAAAATAACAAGAGCCGCCTGACCATCAGGCGAGGCCGTGCATTGCAGTTAAGTCACGGGCATTCCGAGAGATCAAGAACACAGGAAGCAGCTCCCGCCGAACAGCCCACAAACGTCCAGCGGACACCCGTATTCAATCCTCGGCTGCCCATTCCAAGTTCCCGCGATTTCGTTTCTGCCGGTTGATTTTTTCGACAAGGGAATCACTCGAATCACATTGCTTTTCACCTTTTCCGCCGCCGGAACGGACGGGGCCGATGCCCGGCGAGATTGTAACAGGCAGGAGGTGGTGATCGTCCCCCAGACAGACGGAATGCCTGTGACTTAGCTGCAATGCAGACGCAAAAGGCCGCAACAAAGGACGGCAGGAGTTATTGAATCGAAAGCGAGGATGCAAGTGAAAGAAGACTTTAAGACCATTATCCTCAAAATCAAGGGCGATTGGACGGAAGTCGTGGACGACTGCCGCGCTACCGTTTCCAAGCCTCCGCTCGGGCATGAGCCGAGCGGTGATTTCAGACGGGATATCCTCATCGCCGAGCACAGCCCGATCCGCGGCATTCGCGTTAAGTGGAGCTGGCACAGCATTAAAAGCTGGATCGCCACGCACTGGAGCCGCCACAAGTGGGAATGCTTCGTCAGCTCTCAGCGTTCAGACCGCACGGGCATTCCACGCGACAAGCTCCCGCAGGACGTGCCGGTAGACTTTACCGGGGAAGCAAACGCACAGTCCTTGATCGATACCATGCGTAAGCGCCTCTGCCGACGGGCGTCACCGGAGACACGCGCCTATGCGGAGGACTTCAAGCGGGCACTGCGTGAGGTAGAGCCGGAGCTCGCTGACGTACTCGTCCCGAATTGCGTATATCGCTGCGGCTGTCCTGAAATGGACTGTTGCGGGGAGTGGCAGAGAATGTGCAGAGAAACGAATCAGAGCATTGATACCGGCAGCATCAAATATCGCTATCGGTGCTACAACGATCTGTTTTACGGCACCGAATAAAACAAAAAGGAGATTAGAACAATGGCTACTTACAAGAGAATCGCCTCTGACGGCAGACCCATCGAAGTCACCGATACCCCCGCGGGCCTGAGCGAGAGCACAGGCATCAGGAACAGCATCGTGCAGCCGGTCATGCGCCGCGACCTTGAGCGCGCCGGCACGGAGATCTACGTTCTGCCGCAGTACAAGCTTACCTACGATGAGAACGGCTACTGCGTCAAGAAGGAGAAGTGCCGCATCCCGGACGATATTGCAGCGAAGCTCGCGGAGCTGAACAAGTGAGTAGGGCCGGAGGCAACTCCGGCCAATCCTGAACGAAAGAGAGAGTACGCCAATGGGTAACTTAGCATCCGCGGCATCCATCTGCTCGGAGATCACGGTCATCCTCGCGGCGCTGGCCATGCTCATCAAGCCCATCCGGAACAAGCTGCTCGGGCTGGACAAGCTGACCGACGCGCTCAAATGCCAGCTCCGGCACGACATGCTGCACACCTACTACCGCCACAGGGAGGACCACACCATCCGACAGTACGAGCTGGAGGATTTTCTCTATCTCTACCGCGGGTACAAGGCCCTCGGTGGAAACAGTTTTATCGACCGCATCAAGTCGGAGATCGACGAGTGGGAGGTGGTAAGTTGATGGATTGGGCCGAAACCATCCTCGCGGGCGTGTGCGTGGTTTGCATGACGCTTCTGGGCATCGACCTCTATAAGTCCGCGCGGGAAAAACTCAAGACCATGCGCAAGCGCGACAAGTACGTCTGGGCGGCCATCTTTAACCTGACGTGGTACTGCATCGTGAGTCTCGTACTCACCGCCAACGACAAGACCGTGCCGGACAGCCTGACCGTCGCGTGGTTCGCCGCGTGGACGGCAGAGCTGGCGCTGCTCGCCAACATCAAAATCAAGTGCAAAGGAGAATGAAATGGACCTCTTGCTAAAAAAACTCGCGAACCTCCTGAGCGTGAAATCGCTCGTGACCATCGCGCTGACCATCACGTTCTGTGTGCTCACCATCCAGAACGCGATCCCTGAGAACTTCATGAACGTCTACACGATGGTCGTGACGTTCTATTTCGTCAAGCAGCTCAACACGGAGACGGGCAATGGCAACGGCGGCTGATGTGCTGGCCGTTGCCATGAAGGAAATCGGCACGGTCGAGCAGAGCGGCAACCGGCAGAAGTACGGCAAGTCCTACGGCATGGACGGCGTGTACTGGTGTATGCAGTTCGTGTGGTGGTGCTTCCAGCAGGCAGACAAGGCGCTCTTTATGGACGGCGGCAAGACGGCCTCCTGCGGCGAGCTGATGCGCTGGGCGCAGGCACACGGGCAGTGGGTCACCACGGGCTACCGGCCCGGCGACGTGCTGATCTACGACTTGCCCGGCACGGTGTACAAGACCGACCATTGCGGCATCTGCGAGAGCGTCAGCGGGCAGTATGTCACCGCCATCGAGGGCAACACCTCCAACGGAAACACCGGCAGCCAGAGCAACGGCGACGGCGTGTATCGCCGCAAGCGCAAGCTCTCGCTGGTACTCGGCGCGTACCGCCCGAAGTACGACGACTATCGCGCGCAGCTCCAAAAGCGGGCGGGGTTGGAAGACAAGACGATGGACTACCTCGCGGCCTACAAGTACGGCAGCGACCTGATCCGTAAACTGGCAACGATGAAATAACCTGCTGAGCTTCTGTGTTCATCACTGTGTTCACAGGTCCTGCTATGACTGGCAGAAACGGGCAGAAACGAGCAAGATGAAAGTTAAGAGAAAGCCTGTTATTGCTGGAAAATCCAGTAATAGCAGGCTTTCTCTTTCTACAACGAACGAGAGGAGGAAACTCTCAGAAGTTGGCTTATTG